TGATGCTGATACTGATATACAAAAAGCTCAGGCGGCATTAGAATATGATAAGGTTCTTATTGAAACACTAGAAGAAATTATGAATACTATAAGATGGCGACACCAAAATATTGGTAACATAATTAAATGGAGAGCATTTGAAGCGGGTTCTTAAAGGTATTCCACCTCATGATAAATTCCCATGTAGTTGTGGACGTTCTCCTACTGGCAGATGCTGTGGCTGGCATAAGTTAAGTGAAGAAGAGTATATGGAAGCATTTAAATTATATGAAAGAAAAAATAACAGTCAAAGTAAAAAATAACGCATTTCTCTATATTGACTGTGACGATAAAGGAATCCTACATGAGTTAGCAGAGTACTTCACGTTCTTTGTTCCTAACTATAAATTCACACCTCAATTCAGAAACAAATTATGGGACGGTAAAATCCGTTTATTAAATATGCGTGACCAATCTATATATGCTGGATTATTTGGTTATGTAAAAGCTTTTTGTATAGAAAGAAATATTAAGCTTGATACATGGGATGACCCCTCAACAATAAAATATAATCACCCAGGATTTATATATGATGATGACCTCTCTTGGATTAAAGATTTACCAATACCATATATACCAAAAGATTATCAGTTAGAAGCTGTTAAACATGGATTACGAACGAGGTCAGGACTTCTAGTATCTCCCACAGCCTCAGGTAAATCTTTAATAATATATCTCCTTATGAGATATTTCTTATCTACTAATGATGATAAAGTATTAATAATTGTACCTACCACTTCCCTTGTTAGACAAATGTATACCGACTTCTGCAAGTATGCAGATAATGATGATGACTTTTTTGTAACTGACAATTGTCATGAGATTATGGCCGGACTTGATAAAGGTCATAAGACTAAACGAGTGTATATATCCACATGGCAATCTATATACAAAATGCAAAAAGGATATTTCCAACAGTTCGGTATGGTTATAGGTGATGAGGCACATAACTTTAAGGCTAAGTCTCTTACTAGTATACTAACTAAATGTACTGAAGCTCGATATAGATTTGGAATGACTGGTACTCTTGATGGTACACAAACACATAAGCTTGTTCTAGAAGGTCTATTCGGACCACATAAGAACATCACAACCTCTAAAGCTTTAATGGATAGAGGTGACCTCGCTAATTTAAATATTGATATTGTATTACTTAAGCATAAAGACGAAGATTGCAAAGAAGTAAGTAAGATGAAATATCAGGATGAGGTAGATTGGCTTGTCACAAATGACGCGCGAAATAAATTTATTAAGAACCTAGCATTAGATCAGAAGGGTAATACATTAGTTTTATTCCAATATGTAGAGAAACATGGTGAACCTTTATTTAGAATGATTAATGATGCAGCAGAAGGATTATGGGGAATAGGTAAAAGAAAAGTATTCTATGTGAGTGGTAAGACCCCAGCTGATACACGAGAAGAGATAAGAGCTATAACAGAGACAGAGAAGGATGCTATCCTTGTTTGTTCTTATGGTACATTCTCTACTGGTGTCAATATAGTTAACCTCCATAATATTATATTTGCCTCACCAAGCAAGTCACAGATAAGAGTACTTCAATCTGTTGGTAGAGGATTACGTAAGACAGAACAAGATACGGTGTTATATGACATAGCAGATGACTTACATTGGAAGTCTAATAAGAATTATACACTAAACCATAGTGCTGAGAGAGTTAAAATATATGCTAAAGAAAGGTTTAAATTTAAGATCCACGAAGTAAAATTATTATAAATAGGTATATGGACAAGAAATATCCCGACGAAATTGCTGACATACCTGTCAAATTATACAAATTGATTTCAGGCGAATCAATTGTTGCATACACACATGATTTAGATGATGAATCAGGTGGTGCATTGATTGGTATAGAAGAACCAATGAAGGTAACCGTTGAAGATAGTAATCGATATGTCATGACACCATGGTTACCCTTCGCATCTCAAAAATTACACGTCTTAGAAAATTTTAATGTTATGTTAACAGCTGAAGTTAATGATGATGTAAAATCACATTATATGAAAATCATCTTAGATGAAATCCAGAATGATAGTGAAATGATAGAAGAACAAATGAAAATGGTTAAGGGGAACGCCACCACCCATTAGATACTGTCTCTCCGCAGAGATACTCTCTTATTATATCACACTTTTACTACAATGTACATACTTTTTACAAAATAAATATTAATTAAATGAATATAAGTATGTACTTTTGAAATAACTATGTTATAATGGTAATACATTAAAAATAATAGGATATATTATGCCCCTAAAAATCAAACCTAGAGATAAACCCCATTACGTAAACAATAGAGACTTCTCATATGCTGTGGTCGACTATGTGACTGAAGCAAACAAAGCTAAAGAGGCTGGTGAAAAGAATCCAGTTGTACCTGATTATATTGCTATATGCTTTATGAAAATTTGTGAAGGTCTTTCCCATAAACCAAACTTTGTACGGTATACATACCGAGATGAAATGGTTATGGATGGAGTTGAGAATTGTCTTAAAGCAATATATAATTATAGAATAGATGCAGCTACCCGTACAGGTAAGCCTAATGCATTTTCTTATTTCACTCAGATAGCTTACTTTGCCTTTATACGTAGAATTGTTAAAGAGAAAAAGCAAACTGATATTAAATTCAAATTTATGGAACAGGCTAATATAGAAGATTTTATGTCTAGCATTGATATTAATAATCCTATTGACCAATCATTTCTTGATACACTTCGTGAGAAGATAAGTAGAATCAAAGAAACTGATAATGCAATTAAGTCATTTGACAAAGCGCAGAAAGAAAAGAAAAAGAAAGGTTTAGAATTACATATGAGTTATGCATGAAGATAGCATTATTAAATGATACCCATTGTGGTGTCAGGAATTCCTCACAAATATTCATAGACTTTCAAGAAAGATTTTATAACGAAATCTTCTTCCCGTTTTGTCTTAACAATGATATTAAACATATAATACATCTCGGAGATTATTATGACCATAGGAAATTTGTAAACTTTAAAGCTCTTAATGCTAATCGAAGACATTTCCTTGAGCCATTAAAACAATACGGCATGACCATGGATATTATTCCAGGCAACCATGATGTATTTCATAAGAATACAAATGACCTTTGTTCTCTTAAAGAACTATTAGGATATTATACCTCGTGTATTAATATTATTATGAAGCCATCAACTTTAAATTACGATGGATTAGATGTGCATTTAGTGCCATGGATTAATTCTGAGAATTATAAGCATTCAATGGAATTTATTAGAAAAAATAAAGGTATTATGATGTCACATTTAGAGTTAGCTGATTTTGAAATGATGAGAGGTATTAAACAACCAAAGGGAAATGGAATGGGAGTTGAACCATTTAAGCATTATGATTTATGTTTGTCTGGACATTATCATGCAAGTTCACAACAAGGCAACATAAGATACCTTGGCTCTCAAATGGAATTCACCTGGGCTGATGCTGGTGACCAAAAATGTTTTCATATATTTGATACAGATACAAAAACAATAGAGGCAATACCTAATCCTCTAACATTATTTGAGAAAATATATTATGATGATACTGTACAAGACTACAGTAATTTTGATATAAATATATGTACAGGCAAATTTGTTAAAGTAATTGTTGGGAATAAGTCTAACCCATTCATGTTTGACAAATTTATTGAACGAATATCAGAGCTAGATACACACGATTTAAAGATAGCTGAAAATTTCTCTGAGTTCTTAGGTGAGAATGTTCTTACCAACATAGAAGATGTAGAAAATACAACCGACTTAATGGCAAGTTATATAGATGGTGTGAATACAGATCTTGATAAAGATAAACTCAAGACTCTGATGAACAGTCTTTATAATGATGCTATAGATATGGAGATACAATAATGAAAATGAAAAAAATTTCAAATACAAGATGGACAATACTAGCACTTGTGGTAGTAGGTCTTATTATTATATTTGCTTCAGGATGTACAATGCTTGAAGACCAAATGAATACTATGAAAGGTTTAGTAGGCATGGGTGATGACCCAGTTGTTGTCGAAACACCGGTATGTGATTTATCATGCGTAGACGAAGTAAAAGGATAATATTAATATTAACTTTATTACCAATATTAGCGTGGGCTGAAATTGAACAAGTGTGGACTGATTTTAGTCCCCAACTTGAGATTGTAACTGATGAAACTCCAACAACAGATCCGGATATAAAACCGTCTATTGTTGAAGAAGAATCAGAAGAAATAGATAAAGAAAAGTATAGAGCTTATTTCGAAGATAAGAATCTTG